TTAAGGGCTTTCATAAACTCCTTTGCTGCCAATGGAAGATATCTACCCCGCTTACCTATCTCTGAATATCCTGAAACAGTTATCCTTTCGTTGACTTTAGTGTAACCAGCTGCTTGTGTGATTTTCTTCTTCTTTTCCTTGTCTTTCTTACGACCACCGTAAAATGCATAAGGTGTTTTAGGTGGGCCTTCACCACCATCAAGTGCACCAGTCACGGAAACCTCTTCAAGTTCCTTTTTGATCAACTCCTTGATATATTCTTTGAATTCTTCAACGCTCATGGACATTTTTAATCTCCTTAATAAGTTCATAGTATCTCATGATGGTTAAAACTTGATTTTCCTTTACAACTTTTCCTTTTGTAAGGTTATCAATCTGATTTATAGCTTCATTTAATTTTATATTCGTTATCTTATCCTTAACATTAGGTAAATGGGTCTTTAATTCTTTTTTTATTTTATAAACCTCTTCATTTGTAAATTCTCTTAGTGAATTTGTGTTACTCACATTATTAATATAATTTTCCAAGAGTTTTCTTTGAGATTCATCTAAATTTTTATATTTTTTGTTAAATTTATCAACAAGTATTTGATAGGCTAGTAATCTGAGGTCTTTGTCTGATTTTCCATACTCGTTTATTATTTGTTCTTGTATTTTTCCCTTACTCGATTTCTTATTAGTGATGTGTTCAAGTATTGTTACCTTAGAATTAACGATATGATCAGGTTTAAACTGTTCTTGTGAGGATTCTGATTGAAATACATTATATATTGATGCTAACATCCTATAATTAGAAATTCTACCGTTGAAAAAGTCATTTACATTGTAATTTTCTTTGATTTGTTTTATCAAATTATATTTTTCTCTTCTCAAAGATGAATTACTGAGTTTTCTTCTTGATTTTATCACTGCTTCTAATAAATAATCAGCTCTATTTTCAGAATGGTAATGTTTTTCTGATAATATACGATAAAGTTCCAATTCTTTACCAAGTTCTGTGTTTTCATTGAAGAATTTCTTCACGAGTTGTACTGACTTGCTGGTTTTCCCAGCTAATACATCAGCAGTAATCTGTCTTGTCAATAATTCAAAGAGAATACCTGTGTTCTTAATCTTTGAATGCTTTAAATTTCGAGCCATTATAGGTTACTCCAATATTCGTATATAAATAAATATAAAGTTGTGTAATAATTATTCATTTGATATACCTTTAGTTAAAGAAGTTACCTCATTTTTGTAATCCTCTTCAACCTCTGTCATTTCTGTAAGTATTTTTTGATTCTTAACATTAAATTTCATTGATTTTTTCAATGAATCATAATGAGACAATGCCAAAGATTTACCATATTTTGGTGAAGCACTACCACCTTTCCTCATATCGTGTGCTCCGAGAGGATCTCTACCCCTTACACCACTATCCTTAGAGTACTTGTTTGGTTCCTTTGGTCTACCAGCACCTTCAAACCCACCTTCTGGAGCTCCACCGACATCATCGAATATAGAACCAGCTGGTGTATCACGATCAGCCTGATCACTATCAGCTGTAGCCATGTCACTAGGTGTTCCAACAGACTCTCCACTAGACATAGGATCGTTACCCTCGTTTTCTATCTGTGAAAATCTAAACTTTTGTTTATAATCATCAGCTATATTTTTATTTTCTGCTTTAATTTCATCATTAGAAAATCCAAAAATGTTTTTATAAATCCATTTTGTTGATAAAATACCGTCTCTCATCATAGCCTCTGCCAATGAGGTCTTATTATTCCACAATTCAATTTTTTCTTGTTCATATACAGTAGAGGGATTGGTCAAGTTCAATTCGAAATTTACTAAATCGGAATCTTGATATCCTTGGGAATATAAATGAACTATTGCAATCTTTGTTAACTCAGATAAAGTTATCCTTTGTATTCTCTCAATAGTTCTAGCAAACCTAACATCCTCAGCAGCTAGTGTAGCTTTAGATCCAATCCCTTCTTCATATCCTAGAAAAGCTTTTGGTATTCTCAGAGATGCCAACAATTTATTTTTTAAATACTCTATATCTTCTGTTGCTTCATAAGTTAAACCAGGTAAGGACTCAATATTAGTCCCACTATCCCCACCACGGACTGGTAGGAAAAAATCCTCTGTGATATTTTGCATATTATATTTTAGATTATAATCACCAGTAGTTTCATCAACTACAGGTGCTTTCTTCATTTTATTTATAACTTGTTGCATATAGTTATCCACCTCAGCTGGTGGTATGTTTCCAATATCCAACTTGAATATTCTTTTCTCAGGTGCTCTCATGATTCTATGTATCAACATAGCATCTTCCATAAGAGTTAATTGTTTATAAATCTTACGACCACCTTCGATTTGGGATTTACCATAAGGTAAGTAGTTTGAGTCTGATAATAAACGAAAGTGTGCTACCTCATAATTCTCCAACTCTTCTTTTGTTGCAGATGTCTCGGGTTTATATCTGTGTTCAGTTGTTGCAGATTCTATCAAATACTTTACATATTCTGGATTTTCAGGATCTAGACCTTCTAGTCTTGAGACATCGTAGACTGATAAAGGTATTACATTTGTTATACCATATTTTTCACTAATGTCTAGTTTTAGAAAAAAATCACCATACTTACACATATTACGAATCCAAGGCCATAGATTGAATTCAATATTCAGTATATCATAAAATAAATTATGTAGTATTTGTTTAACTTGATCATTATCTGCGTGTATCTCTAAAACCTCACCGTATTCTGATTTCATAGTAGACTCATCAGCATATATATCGAGAGCTGATGAAATTATAGCATCACTATCCATAGCCTCGTAGTCTTTAAATAAATTCAACCTCATGGATTTAGTAAGTAAAGAATCTGAGTACCCACTTAAACCTGCACCAGTAAATATTTTCTGATATCTATCAACCAAATTACTTTTTGCTATTGATTGTACACGACTTGTGTCAGCTACCTTTAATCTTTTACCACCGACATTTCTGACTATGACATTAGTCGAAAATAATCGTAATAATCTTGATTTTAAACTTGTATCTGCCATATTACCCTCTTATTAAATTAACCACTCTAGTGATTCTTTTTGTTTTCCTATTTCCCAAGTCCATTTGTCCCCTTGGTTAGACTTAGGAGTATACACACCTTGATTTGAAGTTATACTCCCCATAGCTTTCTTTTGTAACTCAATACCCTCTGCTCTCAATCTTAAAGCAGTCTCTCTTATCCAAAGTCCCATAGCAAAAGACATCACGAGATCATCATTATATCCTCTCATTGCTTCTGCTCTATTGTTATTATATATAAATACAAACAACTCATCAATTAATCGATTTGAATGTACAATAACTGATCTTTCTCGAAAAAATTCCTCTAATTTCGAAACTATCAATGGTCTAGTTTTCTGTGTTACTGTAAAACCAGGTACTAATTGTTTTTCCATCCGATTTATTTTATTATTTATATGTTTTTGTGTATCCACGACTTGTAAATCTTTACTCATGTAAAATAAATTTTCATAATTCCGATCTATTATTTGTTGTATAGCGGCCCACCCAATATTATTGTTTTCAACAACCAATAATGCATTATTATATTCGATAGATATGTTGACTAAAAGATTTCCGTAATCCCTTGTGGATAATCTACCTTTATACTCTGCAACTTGTTCAAGACTTTCGATCTCTAGAATATGGAAAGCTGAATAATCCGTTGAGTCCCCTCTACTAACATCAGCACACACAATGTAATCCTTGGTGTAGTTTGGTGGTTCCCATATCCAAATATTACTATCAACTCCTCTTTTTTCAATTGGTTCTCTGACTTGTTTAGTTCTATACTCTTCTAGTATTATACCATCAACAACAGATTGACCAGATGTAATAAAGTCACAATCACATTCTTGAGCTGCTAAGGAAGGGCCTAGTAATTTATCCTGTTCATCTCTCCATTCTTGTCCACGATCAGGATGCATATCCCAAAACAATTTTATAAAATTAAAATCATTTAATCCATCTTGAGCATCCATCCAAGTAC